GCCGTAGCCACGGTCCAACAGCTTCTCAGCCGCGGTGATCCTGATGCGCTCGTCGTCGCTCTCAAGGCCTGCAGCGAGGACTTCGATTGCCTTGTCCGTGTGCTCGCGGGCCTTGGCTGCAATGCCTTTGGGGCGGCCGCCTGGGTTGCCGCTCTGACCGGGTTTGAACACCATTGATCAGACCTTGTTTTCAATGCTGGCTGAACGATGCGACTGCGTTACCGCTTGGTCGCTGATGTGTGGGTGGACTGGCGGGCCGGGGGGATGCCGCTTATGGAACACGATATGAAGCTTGAGCCGAACGTCCCCTTCGGCTTCGTGCTCATACCCGCCAGAAATGCAAAAGCCCCAACTTTCGCCGGGGCCTGTGCGGCGCAAAGCGCCAACATATGTGTTTGTCGCCAATCGGCCCGACATTGTCAAGCGGCCCTGCGACTTAGCCCCCATAGTTCAGCCAATCGGTCGAGATCGAACAGCGCATCGTCGGTGAGCTGACGGACACGACGATCATTGGTTCGGCCTGACGAGGCCTTGGGCGCGTAATCGCTGACGGGGATGCACAGCACCAACAACGCCACAAGACGATTGAACATGGCCTTGTCGTACTGCTCGGCCTGCTCGAGGCGCCAGGTTCGATCGATCTTGGCAGCCATACCGCTGTCGTGGGCAATGGGGGACGTATCCACGATTACCCGGCTCGCGTCGAGGGCTGGATTGCCGGCACCATAGCGGGCCTCGTAAAGTGCCTTAAACTGCTCTGCTGCGGCCTCGTGATGTTGCTCCCGCCTGCGGATGAAGCACAAGGCGCCGATGCGCTCGACAGCGTTCTCCTGCACCCACACGCGGCCGATCGATAGACGAGGCTCCTGCCCTGCCGCTTCGGCCCGCTCGCGCTCCACGTTCTTCTGGTGCAGGAACTCGGCATCCGTCATCATCGGATCCGGCACCATTCGATTGCGTATCTGTCGCCTCATCAGTGTCCCCTGTAGTTGGAGGTTAGTTCACGACCCGCAATCCGTGCGGGTTTGGATGGTCGATTGGCTTGGCCTGCTTCTCCATCTTCATCGATACCCACTCGTCAAACTCCGTGGGCGTGAACTCGACTGACCATCCGTCTGCCACTGCCATGCGTCGAAGCGTCTCTCGGTTGACGGAATGCACCATGATCTCGATCTCTGCCTCGGTTCCCGAGCGCATGCGCTGCCAGATTCCGCCCGCCTCGTAGCCGTGAACATACGATGCCGACTGGTCTTCAAAGCTGACCAGCAGCCCATATTCGGATTTCTCATCATTCTCGCTCACGGTTGTTCCTCTTGGTTTGATGGGGTGGCAGGCGCAGATCGAAACCGCCACTTTCCGTCCTTGATCCGTATTGGGCTGCTGCGTATCGCCCGCTCTAGCGCCTGCATCTCTTTCCTAACGGAGGCCGAAAGCATCTTTGCTAGTTCGCCGCTCATCCCCCCTCTCCCTCTTCCTTGGATTGAAGGATGGATTGGAGCATGAACGCGGCAACAAAACCTACCGTCGCTGCGATGAGGTCGCCGGCGATCGTATGTTTGGAAACAACACCCACTGCCGTTACCGCGAAGAGCGATCCGGCCAGCGACAGTCTCGCGCGCTCCAGCCTCTCCAGCATGTTCTCCTCCTTTGATGTCATGCCGGCCTCCGAATGTTTAAAGCGATGGACTGGGCAGTAAGCCTGATCGCCGTGTTGCCATCCAGTGTGGTGTTGCCATCAGCATGTGCTTCAGCAGCCTTCGCTGCCCGCTCACGCTCAGCTAGGATGCCGGTGACTACGGCGCCAACCTGATCCTCGAACGCCACGAGCAGACCTGCGCCGGTCGCGTTCATGTAAGCGTCAAGAGCCGCAATTGCCGCCTGGCGCACATCCTCCGGTATCTCTGTCTCAGCCATCAGTTAGACTCCGGGGGTTGGGGGATCAGCGCAGCACCAGCGGCGTCGTACTGTTCGCCGGTCATGAACTCGAAGCGGCGACGTTGCTTCGCGTAGGCTGCCTTGCGAAATCCAGCATCGTCCTCCCGGAACGCGTCATCGAGCGTATCGATGTCGTCCAGCAGCTTCCAAAGTCGGCGTGCCACCTCTCGCCAGTCTGTTGTCTCGCTCATGGTATCTTTCCTCTTGTTGGGGGTTAGGCGGCTTGGGTGAGAAGTTGGCTTGGGACGACGCAACCAGCTTCGCCCGGCCGCGGTCCGTAGGTCTGTCGCTGCCATTCACCGGTCGCCCGGTACTGCTCGAGGATCAGGCTCCAACGCTCGAGAGGCCATGAAGCGAGCTTCGTCAGCGGATCCGGCGTTGCTCGCTCGAGAGTGCCAAGCCGACGTTTCCGGTATTCCTCAATCTGCGGAACGAAGTAGCTCCACGTCCTGGCGCTCGGGTTCGGCTTCGAACGCAGTGCCGGCAGAATGTCGAGCTCGAGGTCACAACCGGCGTCGATGAGCGTGTAGACCGGACCTGGAAAGGCGAGGGCCGGATTGGGGTTGCCCCGAATGCCAGCGGCATCGAGCAGCCTGTCCGTCAAATCTGGCGCGCGCGCAGGCTCCAGACGCTGAGCTATCGGTTCTATATCTTTCTGGTATCTGGTATCTGGAAGATGCTGTGGCAAAGGCTTAGCATTTGCTAAACGCGCCTCTTTATCTTTCAAGGCCTTAGCCTTGCCACCCTCTGCCCCGGCGGAAGCTCTCGAATGAGATTTCCCCTCGCTTTTTTGTAGCTCTTTTGTCAGTCGGTTGTGACGGACGGCACCGTCAACCAGGTCGAAGAACGTCATCATGTCAGGGGCGACGGCACGCCATTTCTTCACCGACATGCGGACAATTCGAGCTAGCTTGGCTTCATCGTCCGGCAGAGACCCGCCGGCATTCCACATTGCCATCAGCAGAAGCAGGTAAGCTCCGACCTGCTCGGTGCTGAGGTGTAGAGTGTCCCCGATGAAGTCGGACACGTAGAGCTGCATAAATGGGCGTTCGCTCACATCGCCCTCGCTACGTTGCGCACGGCGTTGTGCGGCATGGAGGCGAACACCTCGACGGTGCGCGTGGCACCCTGGCGCTGCTTGGCAACGTTGATCTCGAGCATGTTGCGCACGAACTGCAGTCGCTCCATGCGGGCCATGTCTTTGTCGGGGTCGGTCTCTTTGGCGCGCTCGAGGTAGTAGGCTTCGCGATAGAGCAGGATCACGGTGTCCGCGTCCTCTTCGATGCGGCCGGACTCGCGCAGGTCTGAAAGCATCGGGCGCTTATTGTCTCGGCTTTCGACGCCGCGCGACAACTGGCACAGCAGCAGCACCGGCACCTGCATATCCTTCGCCATCTGGCGCAGCGCCGTGGTCATGGCGCCTAGCTCGAGGTGGCGGCTGCCGGCGTAACGGTCGGATGCAGCGATCAGGCCTAGATGGTCAATGCAGATCAGCCCCAGCTTGGCCCCGCGCTTCTCCAGCGTCTTGCGGCCGCTCTTTGCTCGAGCGACAATCTGCGACACAGTGAGTCCGGCCTGATCGTCGATCAGCAGCGGATAGTCTCGCAGCTTCACCTCGGCTTCGATCAGGCGATCTACGCCCTCTTCCGGAAGGTTGCCGTCGCGGATGTCGGCGTAGGAGATCGGGGCGCGCCAGCCATCGAAGCACAGATCGGCCATAGCGCGTTGCCCAACCGACATCGCTCCCATCTCGAGCGAGAAGAACAACACGCCATCACCGTGCTTGGCGGCGTGGAGGCACGTCGAAAGCCCTACTGTGGTCTTGCCCATCGACGGGCGAGCCGCAAGGATCGTGAGGTCGCCTGGATAGAGCTTCGTCACCTTGTCCAGATCGGCAAGGCCCCACGACAGCCCAATCTCGACACCATGCAAGTGTCGCTCTTCGGCAGTCTCTCGAGCGAGCCTCGCCGCATCACCGGCCATCGAACGCGTGGAGCGCTTCGGCCCCGACGACGCGATGGCGTCCAGATCCGAGATGAACGTGTTGGCAATCTCTTCCGGCGCCCCGGCAATGAAGCCCTGCCCTGCCCGCTCGCGAAGATGGTTCGCCGCGGCAATCAGCCGGCGATAGTTAGCCGACTCCGCTACGATCCTGGCATAGTCGGGCGCATTGAGAACTGTTGTGGTTTCAGACGCCAGCAAGGCGATGTATTGACCGGTCGTCATGCCTTCGAACAGCTTGACCTTGGCGTCGTCACCAAGCACGGCCTTTACCAGGCCGACATCGATGCGCCGCCCTTCTGCTCGAGCGCGAATGAACGCATCGAATATCTGGACGTGGACCGGTTCGGAAAAGTCTTCGGCGTTGACCACGCCGTCGATCACGTCCAGCACGTCTGAATTGATAAGGCACGCCCCGATCAGGGCCTGCTCGGTTTCGAGGTTGACCACGGCAGAAGGGAGCAACTGGTTCATAGCCCACCCTTCGCGCATGCCTCAAGGAATTGCCGATAGGCCTTTCCCGCAGCAATGCCGTCCTCAATGCGCAAAGTCTCTTTTGACTTGAGCATCGCGCTCTTGAAGCGCTCCCAAGCGTCCTCGACAGTTTCCTGCCGGCGCTTGACTGCCTCGCCGATGTTGACCACTTCGCCCATTGTCGTCCTGTGGAAAATCACTGCATCTAGATTACCAAGTGGGACCGCCAAACCCGCAGAGAATATCGGCGAAGCACGCGCACAAGCCCTAAAAACAGCACTCGTCTGTGGGTAGTGTTGAAAGCGGGGGAAACTCTGCTTTCGCCTTGCGCAGCTCGATCTCGTCGAGGATCCACTTCGCGACCGCCAACTGGCTCCCCCTGACCGACCGGCTGATCGCATCGGGGCTCCTGCCGTGGTTGAAGTACAGGTCGATGGCCTCAGCCCGCTTCCGGTTCCGCACGACCGCGTAGTAGCCATTGATGGCGTTCATTGCCGGTGCTGCTTCGGGATGCGCCTTGACGTACCTGCGCACGGAATTGAGGATGGTGGTGTGGTCGCGGCCGCCGAGAAACCGGCCCGCCATGGGGAGCGACATGCCCAGCTCTACGACGATCCGGTAGGCGGCTTCGTGCCTCGCCTGGCAAATCACCTTGGCGCGGCTTGGGCCAAAAATCTCCGCCCGCTTGACACCATGTTTGTTGGCGACCTGCTCCATAATGTCGACTGCAGTTCGCCTTGGTGTGCGGATAGGCACAACTACGGCCGGCGGTGGCGCGACGGCTTTCACAGGGATGACAGCCAGACGATCCCCGCGCCCCATCATCAGGCGCCGGCGAGCTGCGACTGCCCGCTCCCGCATTGACGCTTCAATCGGCCCCATTACTTTGTCCTCCTCTTCACAGCCGCGAGCAACTTCTGCTTGTTCGAGCGGCCATAGTGCTTGTTGATTGCGGTGCGGAGCTTCTTGGGCAGGCCCACTCCCCTGCCATCTGAATTGGGGGTCATATGGGGAATGCCTCCTGCTTCATGGGCTTGGGAGGAGCAACGAACATGTCGGCCTGGAGCAATGCGTCAGCGATGCGTGAGCATGCGAGATCGAAGTAGGTCTCGTTCAACTCAACGCCGACGAACTTTCGGCCCATGCGAACGGCGGCAACTCCAGTCGTTCCAGACCCCATGAACGGGTCGCAGATTGTCTGCCCCTCATTCGAGAACAGCCCGACGAGCTCACGCATCAGCGGCACCGGCTTTTCAGTCGGGTGCTTGCCGGTGCGTTCAGCGCTGTTGGTAAGGTGGGTAAACACCCCGCGCTTGCCGCCGCCGTTCCAGTTGGCGTGCCCTTTTCCGCACCACGTGGTGGTAATGCACTCATAGGACAGCGCTGGGCCTTGCCCGTTCAGTTTCGGAGTCGCGTCCGGCTTATTCCAGATGCAGGTGGTCTTGAACTTCAGGTTGTGAGCCAGAATGGCCGCTTGCCACTCTCCAACGCCTTCGACATTGCAAAAGGCAAGCAACCAGCCCTTATTGAGCCGTTTGACTTGGTCAAGAAACGGCTCTCTGATATCCTGCACGGACTGAAAGTCGAGCGCCTGACGTTGCGGCCCGCCGTCAGTGCGGCGCAGTTTGAACTCACCGTGGAGAGCCTGCATTCGCTGCTCATAGGGCGGATCTGTGATGAAGTGGTCGACCGGAGCCAAAGTCGGCAGCACGTCAAGGCAATCTCCGAGCCACAGCTCCACGCCTTCCGCCAAATGCTCGACGCGGCTCATTTCCCACCCCTCAGCTTCGGCCATTCCCGGATGAACTGCTCGTGGAAGGCGTCTGCTTCTGCTTTGCGCTGAGCGGGGCTTGTGACGGCCGCATACACAGCCAGTTGGCAGTTGATGCTGGCGCGTCGGTTGGCTTCCTGGCGCTGTGCCTCTGTGGCTTCACGCTTGGTGGGATAGACGTAGCGTAGCTCTTTGTGGGGGGCGGGCTTGGGACGGAAGAACGGGAAGTTCATGCTATCCAATCCTTTCTCTCGGGCTCTCGTACCCAGACCTGCGGATCACGCGGCGGGCTCATTTCCTCAGCGTCGGCCACCAGTTGCTTCGCGGAGTCCTTCCACTTGGTCGTGATGGAATTCCTCGTCGCTCGCGAAAAGTGCTGCTTCCAAGCGAGCAATGCGCGCCTGTAAATCCTGAAGATCATTGCGGTTGGCCTCCTCGATCTTGCTCTGTCGCAGCGCTTCGATCGCTGCCATCTCGTCTGCGCGCACCCGCACGCCGAATTCGTTCTGGTAGAGGGAGCGGATGCGCCTGTGGCCCATCTGCAGGTGGCCAGCGAGCCGGGCTATGCGCCCCTTGTGGTTCAAGCTTGGCCAGCGATGGACGGCGTAGTCCCGCAGGATGATCTGCGCGGTATCACTCATTTTCTGACGCTCGGTTTTGGAAGAGAAATCCAGCAATTCGGCCTCCGTGGTCGGTACGTTTTGGGACGTAGCGAACGGAGACCGACAAATGGCTTGGAAGCAGATCAGCGAGTGCTTGCCGGCGGAGCTGACTGCCAGGATGGAATTGGAAAAGGCCGGAGCCGCGAAGGCCCCGGCAAGTTGTCAGGAGACCAAGGGCGTCGAAACGCCCGCTAGCCTGCCCGCGTACAAAGATCACACGGACAGGCGCATGACGGTCGCATCCCAAAGCGGGTTGCCCCACCCGGCGGCCGTCATACGTCTGTGCGTGGATAATAGTGGCAGGACGGAGCCGGGAGGGAACGTCCCCGTCCTGCCTTTCGCTCAAACCTCGTTGCGGACAAGGCGAGCAAACTTGAAACTGGTGAGTGGTTAGGGTCATGCGTCGACCCCTTCCGGCACGTCTAGGAGGCGTTCGAAGTGGACCGCCATGTCGTGTTCAAGGGTGATGAGAGGGCGGAAGCGGGAGACGTACCAACCGCAGTCCTGATCGCGATCCTCGACGAGGCTAACGTAGCCAGTCACCCCGTCGCTGTCGGTCCTGGAAATGGTGTATGTCTCTCCAGCGACAACAGCGTTGCCGTGCGGATCAGTTGCCCCGTCCACGCACATGACCTTCGCGCCCACCCGGGCCCAGCTTGGGATCCCGCTCACAGCCATCCCCATGCTCTACCGATGAGGACGGCAATGATCGCCCATGTCGCCAATGAGGCGGCTGTGGCAATGGTCAGCATCTTGGCGCGGAGGGTCATCATGCGACGGCCCTGCGCCACGATGGCACGACCATGTGCGTAGCGGGGTTCGCGATGACTTCCTCAAGCCGCGCAAAATCCTCCGCAGACGGAGAGATCGTCATTCCAGGCCAATCCGGGTGCCGCCCTTCCCACCGGTACATGATGCCGCGAATATCGTCGGGGCGTTCTTTCCCCGACTTGCGCTCTGCCCAACCAAGCCTGTGGGAGTAGCTACACCGCAGCCGCTTCTCTGGATGACGCGCCCAATGAGCAGCCTTCTTCCCCAGCTTGTACCGAGTGCCGCCGAGATCTACGGCCTTCGCCAGCGGCACGCCGTCCAACAGCTTCTGCATAAGGTCGGTCAACCGTTGGTCTGCCCGGAACCACTCGCGATGCGAATGAAGGTCCGCGAAGGTTTCATGGATGCTGCGTTCGGTATCAAAGTCGCCAGGGATCGTTACGACGATCTCAAGCGGCTCTGGCGCCCACGTGGACAGGTTTTCCAGTCGCTGCAGCGGCACTCCAGAGCAACCGATCTTGACCGGCCCTGCCGCGCCTACTGGCTTCATGAAGTAGACGTACTTGGTGTTGCTCATGCCGCCACCTTTGGGCGGATGATCCCAACTGGCCATCGAGCCCCGTCCGGCCAATGATCCGAGAACCACTGAACAGCGGCATTGAAGCGCGACGTGGTGATGTCGGAACTAGCGCGGAGAGCTGTGAGCTTTTTCTGATCGCCGAAGATGCGGCCGCTGAGCGTCTTGTCCTCGACGGGATCAACGCGCTGATATTCGTCGGCCAGTGCCAGGAGGTGTGCAATCTGAAGCATGCCCCTGTTATCGGTTATTTTACCGCACTCGTCAAAGGTTTTTTTACCGATGCCTTATGACGACGCGAAGCGGTATTTTCACCGCATGGATATGGCAAAGATTCTCAAGCGCATTGACGCGCGTATCGCCGAGCTCAGGACGAGCCGGTCTGCGGTATCCAAGAAGGCCACAGGGTCCACGGACACGATCCGCAACTGGGAACGCCGCAGCGACGACCAAGCCGCAGGAGCCACGATCCCCAAATTACAAAGTGTTGCAGATCAGCTCGGGGTGCCTCTTGACTGGCTTCTCGGCAATGGCGCCGATGATCTTGAGGAATATCTGGGCTCTAATGACGACCTGGCAGAGCTTATAGCGCTTTACCATAGGATGACGGTTGAGCAACGGAAGCAGTTTCGACAGATCGTTTCGGTGCTAGCGCCTTCCCGAGACGAAGAGCAGTCTTAACACCTTCCGGCGTTAAGCGGCTGATCGCGGCTATAAATCGATCACGTTCAATATCTCGCATCACGCCCAACCCCTCGGCGTTCCTGATATGTTCACTCTTGCACGAGACAATAGTCCTAGGCAAGAGACGCGTGTCCTAATGCACGGGAAACCGCATCGGCCCTGCCTCGCGCTCGTTGGCCTCTCGCGCGATTTGGCAGACCGCCAAATTCACACCTTAGCACACGCTAACCCTCGCAAGCAGCGCACAGATGCGTAGCCAGCAATAATTTCCGGGTGATCGGTTTTTTTACCGCTCCACTGTTGACAGTCGGTAATTTTACCGCGATACTGCCTCCCATCAGCAGTTCACAGCGAACATGCAACGGAGGCAGAGAATGGCAGGCATAGGCGCAAGCGGCATTCGCATCGGCAATTGGTTCTTGTGGCTGGACCTTGAGGTCGCTGACCTTCGCAACGACCGCGTTCCGATGGTGACGGCGCGCCGCGCTGTAACTGGCGGCGACGTGCTGTGCCGGGAAATCCTGACATGGGAGCATGTTCATTCGCTCCGTAAGGCCGCCGCCGACGCCGAGAAGATGCTTCAAGCATGCGATCCGGCTACCGAAGCCGCTCCCTCAGCCGCCTGACCGGGAGCAATGCAGATGAACGCGCACGACGATTTCTGGCCGCTGACTGCAGTCCAAACCCTGTTCCGCCAGCGCGGCTACCAACCGAATGATGGTGGGCAGGGCGTTGGCTACGAGAAGGGCGACCGAAACGCGATGGATGAGCAAATGCCGCTCACCCGCTCCGATGGCACCGACCTCGCCGCTGTCCGCGAATACTGGTCTGCCGTTTGCGAGAACGCGATGTTTGACCTCATCGCCTCTCAGGACCGCATGGCTCGCGAACACCGCGATGGACGTATCGGCACAGTGGGTATCGAGGGGAGGGATGCAGCATGAGCTTGGTGATCCCGCTCCCGTCAATCGCTGCGTTCGTCTTGGGCATCGTGTCAGTTGGGTTTGTCGCTGCGCTGATCGCGACGATCAGAGACCTGTCGCTCTTTCCGCTCATGATCCCAGCTACCTTTTTGGCCGTCATCTTCTTCGTGGCATTCGGGCCGATGGCGGTGTCGCCATGACCACCTCCCCCATACACCCAGCTACGAAGCCCGATCCGGCAATCCTGGCTGAGGTCAGAGCTGCGAACCTCCCGAGACTTATGCGTGTCGCTGAAACAGTGCAGCGCGTTGTGAAGGATTACGTGAAATGAGCAGACCCACTCGCCCTCGTCTGTCTGTTGTGCGCCCCGAGGCTGCACCGCTAGATGTGATCGCCAGCGGCATCTACCGCGAGACCGACATTCGCCTGGCTGCGGAAGTCCTCTACCGCGTTGCTACGCGGCTCCATGCCATCCCGCGTCGTCCCGAGGTCGCTGACCTCCGCGCTCTGGAACTTGAGCGCTTCGAGTCCGCCGTCAACGTCATGCGGGAGGCGATCAATGGCTGACTACATCGCAGTTGACGCAGCATACACCGCCAAGGCCATCGACGCCATGCTCGCGGCCTACCCCGAGCTGATGGAGGATGACGACCTTCGCGCCGATACGCTGGAAGGGGAAACCAATGTCGTTCCAATGCTGTCGAGGATCGTACGGGCGCGCAATGAGCGGCTAGCACAGGCCGAAGGGCTGAACCTCTACATCAAGGAACTGACTGAGCGCCGAGACCGCATGTCTAGGGGCGCTGATGGGCTCAAAGGCCTCGCGCTCAAGCTCATGGCGACCGCCAGTCTGCCCAAGCTCGAGTTGCCGGAAGCCACCCTGTCCGTGAGCGCTGGCCGATCGTCGGTATCCATTGTCGACATCGAGGAGCTGCCGCAGGGAACGTTCGTGACTGAACGCAAGCCGGACAAAGCGACAATCAAGGCGCTGCTTGAGGCGGGCGAGGACGTACCAGGCGCGGCGCTCGTGACCGGCGAGAACACCCTTACCGTGAGGATCAAATGATCGACCTCAAGGCGCTTGCCGAGGACTTCCCCAAATCGGCCGTGTCGTGGCGCTCGCAGAGCCTCACCAAGGACGGTAAGAAAGCGATGGCTCTCGCCTACATTGACGCCCGCGACGTGATGGATCGGCTGGATACGATTTGCGGGCCGGCAAATTGGCAGGACCGCTACGAGTTCCATGGCTCGCGAACCGTTTGCTACCTAAGCATCCGCATTGACGAGGAATGGATCACCAAGGCCGATGGCGCTGGCGACAGTGACGTTGAGGCCGAAAAGGGCGCTATCAGCGATGCGCTCAAGCGCGCCGCCGTGAAGTGGGGCATCGGCCGCTACCTGTACGCCATGCCGACACCGTGGGTTCCCTGCGAAAGCTACGACAAGAACGGCAAACTCTACTGGTCCAAGTGGACCGCCGACCCGTGGTCATTCGTCCGCGGCGGCGATGCCCCGCTACAGACGCCGCCAGCCAACGACCCGCCAGCTGAGGTCGTCCGCCTCAAGGCCGGTGACGGCGCAGACAAGCTTTATGCGCGGTTGGTTCAGCAACTGAACGAAGCGGCGATGGTGAACATCGCAACGCTCGGGAAGGTCTGGGCTGACAACAAGACCGACATCAAGCGCCTGCCGGAACCGCGCGAACTCGATCTGATCGATCTTAAAGAGGCTCTGAAGGCGAAGGCCATTGCAGCCGCTTAACCCATCCCCACGACAAGGGCGGGGAGCTACCCAACAAGGGCTCCCCGATATCTCGGTGACCACTAGAGCGATAAAGAACCCCGACGACCTGGCGCTGCTCAAGGTCTATCTCGACCAGCGGAAGCGACCGTTCACGATTGACGTGACGGATGGCCGCGACCGCTCGTCAGAGCAGAACCGCCTTTCGCACAAGTGGTACAAGGAAATCGCCGATCAGACTGGCGAGGCCGTCGATGAAGTCCGCGCCCGCTGCAAGCTTGAGCTTGGCGTCCCGATCATGCGCGAGGCATCGGACAAGTTCCGCGCCACCTACGACCGGCTGATCCGACCGCTCGACTATGCCGACAAGCTGGCACTGATCCGGGACACCGACATGCCCGTCACGCGGCTGATGGGCGTTGGCGACATGAGCCGGTACATGGACCAGGTGTTCGAACGCCATGCGTCGTTCGGCATTGAGCTGACCATTCCCGAGGACAAGTTCGCGTATTCGCCGCGCCGAAAGGATGCAGCATGAGCCCGGATCATCTCGCTCTCGCCCGTCATGCTCTTGGCCTTCCCAATACGCGTGGCCGTTCGTATCGCAACCGCTTCTTCGCCAGCAAAGGCAGCCTCAATTGGGACGACCTTCACGACATGGTCGCGCTTGGCTTGATGAACGCCGAGGACGTCGGGGAACAGACGCATTTCTGGCTGACCCGTCTCGGCGCAGAAGAGGCGCTGCAGGCAGGCGAGACATTGGACACGGAGGACTTCCCAGATGTCCCGTAGCGTCGAAGCCTGGACCGGCAAGACCGATGACAGCGCCATCCCACGCCGCGTGAAACTTAGAGTCTGGGACCGTGAACAAGGCCGGTGTCATCGCTGCTCGAGGAAGAGCCCGGTCGGTGATGCCTGGATCATTGAGCATCGCATCGCCCTGATCAACGGCGGCGCCAATGCAGAGCCAAACCTGTGTCTGTCCTGCTCGTGGTGCAAGCCGCTCAAGGACGCCGAGGACGTAGCCGAGAAGGTCGAGACGTACCGGGTTCGGTCGAAGCACGTCCTGCCGAAAGGGCCATCCCGGCTTCAATCCCGCGGATTCCCGAAATCTCCGCCCCAACACACCGCATCCCGTCCACTGCGAAAGGCAGCAGAGAAATGACCAGCCTAGTGGAAGCAAATGCTCGCATCGACTTCATGCTCCATATCGCCGGCGCGGTCACAGACCCAGAGGCGCTGCCCCCACAATTCACCGACTTTCTCGAAGATGCGTGGTTAGCCGGGGATCATACCGGCGAACTCGCCCGCCTGATCTGGCCGTGGTTTGGCGACGTTATCGCCGAGTCTGATGATCGCGATGAAGCCGAGACGAACGCCGAGATCGCCGCCCGTCTGTTCGGCTTCCCAGGCTACTTGGTCTACGCATCGACCCCCGTAATGCAGAAGGGCAAAAGAGGCCTGAGTTACTTCAGCTGGGGCTACACCAACAACGCGTACCTCTACGCCGAGACGTCTGATGACATCGAGCGCGTCGTCTGCGAATGGGCCCTCGTCAGGCAGAATGAGGATGCGGAGCCCACCCCATGACCCTCGTATCCGACCTTATCGCAGCACGGGCTCTGAAAACCGCCGAGGATCATTGCGATTGGTGCGGCGGCGAACTCGGTGCCGGCAGGACTTGGGTGATGGCCAATTGGCGAAGTGAGTACCTGCGCGTCCATCCGCACTGTGCCCACGAAGTGATGGCCAAGAATAAATCGACCCTCGCCAAATCCAATGGAGCTGAGAATGGTTGAGAAGAGCGCCCTGATCGAGCAGATCGACGCGTTGCTGGCACTCGACGCCACCGGAAAACTCGTGCCTCACGGTATTGGCGGTTTGGCGCGCGAGCTGCTGACCACATGCCGCGATGAACTTGCGTTTGCACCGTCGTCACCCACGATGAACGCGCCACGTACTCGGGTCCGCCAGACATCGTACGACTGGCGTGTAGATCGCCTCGTGCTCGGCTTCATCTGGCTGCCAATGGGCCGCTGGATACACCAAGATTGGTGGTGCCCGTACCAATTCCAATCGGTCGCCGACGCGCTGACATTCCAAGCCGCCCTCGGTGAACCCCATGCTTAACCAACCACTAGAGGGATTGATAGAGAGGGTGGCCGCGCTCTACGTCGAGACGGGCGGGGCCTACTGGAACCTGCCAGGCGTAGAGGCTTGGGATGAAGCGCGTGACGCTCGGACCTATGCCGGGCCGTGGCCCGCTGTGGCGCATCCTCCGTGCCAGCGCTGGGGCCGTTTTTGGCACGGCTCAACCCGGAAGCCTCACCAGTTCAAGCTAGGCGATGATGGGGGATGTTTTGCGGCGGCGCTCGCGTCTGTTCGCCAATGGGGCGGCATCCTGGAACATCCGGCGCACTCCCGAGCTTGGGATGCGTTCGGTCTCAACCGCCCGCCCATGGATGGTGGATGGATAGCGGCAGGCTTCGAAGGCGGCTGGACCTGTCACGTCGAGCAGGGCTTCTACGGCCACGAGTCCCGCAAGCCTACTTGGTTGTTTGCCTCTGGTGTGGACCTCCCCGAGCTTCGCTGGGGTCGCGGCGAGCAGCGCATCCCTGAGTGGATGATTGAGCGGTACGGCTACGAAAAAGCCAGGCGTATCGGCGTTGTCGCCATGGTGGGCGGGAAGAACAAGACACGCATCCGCAACGCTACCCCACCCGAGTTTCGCGACCTTCTCATTTCCATAGCGCGTACAGCGCGCCAGCCAGCCGAGGCAGCAGCATGACAACCACAATAGAAGATGACGGGCTGCGGGCCGCAGAGCAGTGGCGCGATCTTGCGTTGCAGTTCGACGGACATCGCATCGAAGCGCTGTCGCTGTTGCGATACGTGGCTGAGGCACGGAATACCGTCGAGGTCGTTGGCCGTGTTAGCCAGATCGCCCCGTTCCTCGCCAAGCCGCCGCTCAGTGGTGAGGCTGTCCTCGCAGAACGTCTTGCCGCCCTTCGTTCATCCCCCGCAGAGCCGGAAATGGACCTGTGGCCTGATGACCCGGCGCCAATCGCCGACAAGGCCGCAGACCATGTGTTCAAGGATTTTGCCAAGGCGCTAGGCCTCGAAACATGGAGCCCGCAGGACGGCTCGGAGACGTGGGAAGGCGACGTGTGGGCAACATGCGTCCGCATGCTCGAAGATGCTGGCGTCATCGACCCTGAAACGGGCGAACTTCGTTCATCTCCCGCAGTGGATGGGGTGGGAGTGAAACCGCTCGTTTGGCGAGAACTCACTGCCGACCGTGGGGATGGCGCCCGCGAGCCAAACGGAGACTGGGAGGCTGAAACGCCGTTGGGCTTCTACGAAATCGAAATGATCTGGGTCGGCGAGATCGCAGTATGGGGCCTCACCTATGGCACCGGCAACGGCTACATCGGCGGCGATTGGCACTCACCAGATGACGCTAAAGCCGCCGCGCAGGCCGACTACGAGACGAGGGTCCGCTCCGCTCTCTCCCCCACCAGTGATCGCGCGAGCGTTGACCCGGCTGACCTGCAATTGTTGATGCAGTTGAAGCGCGACAACGTGTGGGACGGCGCGCGGTCGGTGGTCGAGAGCGACTTTGAGCAGTGCTTCCGCCTGAGCGATGTTGGGCTGATTGCGCTCGAACAGGTCGCGCAGGGCGTTCGGCTGCACATCACCAGGCTCGGCGTCAAAGCCATCGACGCCGCCCTTTCCCCGAGGTCATCATGAGGCCCGACCGAAAGCTGATAACCGACATGTTCGTGCGGGTCTGTCGAGACAGCGGCCACTCCCTCGATGCAGTTCGCGCGATGACGCTGACCGCCAACATCCTGCACATCCACCCGCTTGAGGTCGGCTACGCAATGCCCAGCCTGCAAGCGGCCCAGGACATTGCAGCCGGTCGCCTCGCTCTATCCAAGGAAGGGGAAACATCGTGAGCAACGAGAACGAACTGCTGGGCGGGATTGCGCCTGAACACTTCGCCGCTCTGGCTGAGAACCTGCGCAAGGTCCACTCAGGCGGCGTTGTGGACAGCCGCGTCCTTGAGGCGGCAAACGTCCTCGCGGACCTCGCCCGCCGCCCCATCCTCTCAGATGAAGCGGTGGAGAGGGCTGCGAAGGGAATGTGCGCCGCCGCCCATCCACGGCTGGACCCCGATGCTATGATGCCAGCACAGCGAGGGCAGTCCGGTATGATGCCAAAATGGCGGCTGTACGAACATCTGGCCCGCGCCGCCCTCACGGCAGCATTATCCTCTCCACCAGAGCCCGTCCCATCTTCCCCGGTTGGCATCGCCGCCCTGTTGGACGCGTATGACGCCGAGACGCGGAAACTGCCGCTTGGGCACGAGACGCCAAGGCTCGGGACATCAACCTATAACTGGCGGCGTTCGGTCGTTGATGACTTGCGAAAGCTTGCCGGACTACCTCTCCCCGCAGCCCCAGCACATAGGGAGGTGGGGGAGTGAAGCAGATCACACGCACCGTCCTGAAGAACATCGCTCGCATCCCGCCGGGAGACGCCTACTGGACAAGCGACATTGCCTACGATTGTCGCATGGACACGGCAAAGACAAGGCGCCAGTTGGAGGAGCTGCAGCGGCTCGGCTATGCCGAGAAGGTCGCGCCAGGGGGTGCTGGGTATCCCGCCAGTTGGCGCATAACCGACCTTGGCCGCGCCGCCCTCCCCACCCCTCCCACCGGAGGCTCCAATGGATGACACCGTGGAAGGGCTGGTGAAGCGGCTGCGGGCTAGGACGTTCTCCAAGTGGTCCAGCGACATTCAGGCGGTTGAGGATTTCGAAGACGAACTCGCGTCCGAAGCCGCCTCCGCCATAGAAGCTCTCGTGGTGGAGAGAGACGAGCGGCAGCCGCATTTCGAGGGCGTAGCGAAGCACAAGCTCGACGACCTGTTGACGCGAGGTTGGGCGATCAGCGGATACTCCATCACCAAGGACGGCGAGTACGGACTGGTCACGACCGGCGGCTTTGTCGGCTGGTGGACAGTCGCGTCGAACAACGCAGACGCCGCCGAAGCCCGCGCTCTAGCCGCAGAGGCCCAACGGGATAAGCTGGCGGAGGCGGTGGAGCGCATCATCGATGCGAACGACGACTACCTCATGCACAACCCTACCGGCGAACCCGACGCGCTGACCACGGCCTGCGCTGCCGCCCGCTCCACCCTTGATGAGATAGCCCCATGAGGCTCACCGGTCCCTACATCAACTATGTCGCCATCTTCGTAGCCCTTGGGATAGTGGCTATTGCTGCGTACCAGGGGATGAAGTGGTTGGGGGTGGTGCCGTGAGCCTACCGCAAATCCTCACCATGGAGGAGGCCGCTGATCATCTCCGGGTAAGCAGGCGAATCCTGCAGGAGATCATCAAGGATCACCCCTTCTACCGCAACATCGGCCGGCGTAAGGTCTTCACCTCCGACGACCTCACCCGCCTGATTGAGGCCCTGCCATGCCCCTCGAGCTCAAATCGCCCCGTGCGGGGAAATCGCCGAATTACTCGATCCGCGGCACCTACTACGGGGTCCGAGTTGATCGAACTACGGGCACTCCTGACAAGGCCAAAGCGCGGAAGTACCTCCAGCGCATCAAAGCCGACATCGAAAGTGGTGCCTATACGCCGCCAGGCGCAGTGACATTTGCCGGGGCCGCTCTGTCCTATATCCGCGCTGGACACAGCAAGCGCTTCCTCGAGCCACTGTCGAACCACTTCACCTTGACGCCGATTGCCTCGATCAAGCAGGCGGACATCGACGAAGCGGCGCACAAGCTATATCCGGACGCGACGGCAGCGACCCGCAATCGACAGGTCTACACGCCGGTCTCGGCGATCATGAAGCATGCTGGGGAGGATTACGAGCTGCGGCGCCCGAAAGGCGCGGAGGGCGAAGTAAGGACCAACTGGCTGCGTAAGGAGCAAGCCGAAGCGCTGATCAACGCCGCTCACGATGTGGACGAGGAATTTGGGGTGTTCCTGTCCCTGCTGCTCTACACCGGCCTACGCCTCAGTGAGGCGCTGTGGCTCAAGTGCAGCAACGTCGACCTGAGCGAGAACTTCGCCTATATCCCCGACCCGACGAAGAACGGGGATCCCCGGCCGCTGCATTTGCCGCCGGCCCTAGTGGCCGAATTGGCGTCACACCCTCGTGGTCTCGACCGTCCGGATGAGACAGTCTGCCGATTCCGCAAGAACGGCTACCTCTACAACCTGATGAAGGTTTCGCGCACCAAGGCGGGGCTCGGGAAGGACGTCACCTTCCACACCATGCGTCACACATGGGCGACGTGGATGCGCCGGTACGCCAATCTCGACACGAAGGGGCTGGTCGGCACCGGGGCATGGAAGGACGAAAAGTCGGCCGCCAGGTATCAGCACATCGTCGTCAGCGAGGAAGCGAAGCGGGCCGACATGCTGCCGGTGATGAATCGGAAAACGAAGTGAGAACATCTTCCACAAGTTTTCCGCACTTTCCACGCGTGCGTTCCCGTCGCGTTCTGCCGATTGATGCCGAATAAGCGCAGGCAGAAATTGCGCGAAACGCCCGTATTTGCTAGGAAAAGAATGGTGCTGCAAGAGAGGATTGAACTCTCGACCTCTCCCTTACCAAGGGGGTACGGCGCCTTGAATTCACATAGAAAGGCGCTGTTTCCACGCGTCTTCCACACGTTGGCGAGGTTGAGCGATGAAATTCCGCATGGGTCACGACCAAAACCAACCGACCGCGCTCTACGTCCTTGAGTGCGCCGGCAAGGTGAAGATCGGCATTGCCGCCGACGTGAGCGAACGCGTCGCGCACTTGCAGATGGCGTGTCCGGTGAAGATCACCGTAGCGCACGAGCGTCGCTTCCCGACGCGCACTCAGGCGCGATTAGCGGAGCGGTCGCTTCACCTCAAGCATGCCGAAGCGCGGCTATGGGGCGAATGGTTTGAGATGGACGTGACCGCGGCTGTTGCGGCGGTGATCGCCGTTGAGGAACAGGCGGAGCCCGTACGCATCCCCTCACCGCCTCGAGCCGTTGCCGCTCGGCCGCAGCCAACTCCACGCGCAAGAACAGTGGTGAGCGTGCAGACTGGCTATGCACCAACATGGGATGACTTCGAAGCGATGAGCGACGAGGTGTGGCTGGAGCATATGAGGCCGGCCGCCATCGCCCTGGAATGGACAAGTGATCCCGACGACCGGCAGCGCCGCATCAACGAGGCTCAGGCAGCGCTGGCTGCGAAGTATGGGCGCGCAGCCTAACCCCCTTTGGACATACAGGAGAGATGGTGAATGACGGGACTGCCGACTGAAGAGGAAATCGAACTGACGCTTGCGCTGTACAACGCGGACCACGACGATCCTAGCGATCACGTGCTTCGCGAGCATTGGGATAGCTGGTGGGACCACACGATGCCCCGCGCGATCATGGCGCGGTATTTGCGCATAGCGCGGGCTGCGGTGCTGCACATCGACCTGACGTTACGTGCCGCTGCCACCAAGACGGTCCCGCTGTCACTCGACAAGTGGTGATCCCCGTAATTGAGTCCCTCGTCTTGAAATGATAGCGTGAACGAAAGGGGAATGGGAATGAGCAAAAGCGAATTGGTGATGACGTCAAAAACCGATGGGGACCATACCGTCTATCGCGTGAGCCAGTTCTTCGGCCCGTCGCAGTGGATGGTCGACCTCATGGCGAACCTGGAGCGCGCCGGCCATCGCGTGGAGCAACAGGACATCCCAGGCTTGTGGCGCATCGACGGCGGGCCTGAGTTGACGACCAACCAGCTTATCCAGGTCGGCCAAGAATTGCTGCGCGCCTAACCCCTCAATAGGGAGAGAGACATGAGCCGAGCAGCGTTTCAGCGAATTGAGGAAGGTCTTCGGGAGGCTCTTGCTGTAGCTCGTGGAGAGGCAGAAGCCTACCGCACCTACTATATGCAGCAGCCGGTTCTCCCTGCCCCGGAATACGTCGACCCCGAAAAGGCGGCGAAGAAGGCCAAGATGGACGCGAAGGTAGACGCCGCAATCGCGGCTGGCTTGCTGTATGGCCGCCGCCCTACCTCACCCGACAAGCCCTGACCCAGAGAGAGACATGAGCGAGAGGGAGTTCTGGCATTTTGTCTGGCTTGCCGGGGTCCGGCTGCCTTTTGTCGGTATGCAGCCACTGATGGCCGCCCGCTGGGCTTTATGGGCCTGCATCGTGTTTGTCGTCGCACGCTATCTCGGAATCAGCCTGCCTCGGCTTATCTCACCCGACACGCCCTAGCCCTCCCCTTCCCCACGGACAGCAGGATAGCGGATAGCATCACGGCGCTTTCGATTGATCCAGGCGCAATTGCTCGAGCCGAGCGAGCCGGTCGCCCAAGTTCTTGATCTGATCGCCTAGCGAATAGGTCCCGCCAAACGTGGCCCGCAGCTCGTCGATCTGCCGCTGCAAGTTCGCGTCTGCTGTGACCTGAGCATCCCAGTGTCCAATATGTTCTCCGCGTGGGACAACGCTATCCTGCAGCTTCACGAAGTCAGCATGGAAGCGGTCGAAGTTGTCGGTCATCCCACTTAGATAGCTGTTGAAGCCCCAGATCACGATGGCGCCGAACATACCAACGATAACGAGAAGGACGGACACGCCGCCCCATATCGCAGCCCATGGGAAACGCTGACGCTCGCGGAACTCTTTCCCCAGCGCATCGATCGAACTGGAGATGTGGGAGATGGCCCGCTCGACGCCGGTAACCCGTTCCTCGAGCGCTCCTAGATTGCCGCTGTCCGCCACTTACTTCGGCCCCTTGTACGCTCCGATGAGGCGCACGGCCGCGCCCCACACCCACCATGAGGCGAGGGACACGATTGCCGAGCTTGCCACCCACATCTGCCAGGTTTCCGGCCAGTTGAGGTACTGCTGCCGAACGGGATCTCCGAACAGCACCCCGCACAGGAAGGCGAACACCGACCGGATGATGAAGTCTCGGGTATTCAGTGGAGGTTGGAAAACGAGCGCCAGGACGGCCCCGCCGAAGGAGCCAAGCGCCTTAACGGCTAGGGTCGTCAGTTCGTCCATCAGTGCCCTGCCTTGGTGAAGGCAGGCGCTTTTCTGTCTCGGTATAGAGGAGACAAAGCCCGACGAAGACGACGCAGAGAGCCACCAGCGGAAGGAAATGCATCGGTCGCTCCAATCGCCTGGATAGCGCCGTTGCCACCGATCCATAGCAGGGCGGCCCAGTTAATGGCTTCAAGTATAATCGAGTAGGCGTTATGCGAGAGTGACGGCCATGCCTGAAGTTCACCGCCGAGATAGACAATGTTTACCAGTACCGAGAACTGAAACAGCCGCCAGACCCACATCTCCCACCGGAACTTGGCGAGAAAGTAGACCGTCAGGCAGATGGCGGCATCGCACAGACCCCCGATAAATGCAGCGTAGGGCAGTCCAGAGCGCCAGTAGACCACGGAGACGACATAGGACGCCGCCGCGGCTAGGAGCCACTTCCACGCCCGCAGGTTGCCCACGGACACTGCAAGCGCCAGCATGAGGCCGATGAGCAGCGATACATCGACGCCCGTCATCAGCGACCACCACCTGACATCGGGGCAATGAGATCGAAGCCGCGCTCCTGTGCAATCGCGGTGTCGGCCTGGTGGTTCTGGAATACGGTGAGCTCGACATTGGCGACATCGCCGGCCGCAGCGTTGGCCGCAGCAGCCCGCACCGATGATTGCAGATATCCGACATCGCCGTTTGCATGGATGTTGGCGTAGAGCGCCGGGATCTTCGCGAGTTCCTTGCGGGCGATGGCGAGGTGCTTTTCCGCCTTGGCGTAGGCATCTTGCGCCTTAATGACGGCTTCCTCGGTTGTCATGCGGTGGTCCTTTCTGGTGATGGTGATTTCGTTCATTTGATCCCTCCTGTTGAACGGAGGGAGGTTATTGCGGATTCAGCTGACTGAAACCCCGAACAGAGGCAGAACGAGCGACAGTGCCCATAGGATGCCGATGGCAAGGACGCCCCACCAGATCCAGCTTCTAAACGGTTCGATCAGCGGGGAAATCTTGACGACGTAGGCGATGATGCCGGTAGCCAGCGCAATGCCGACAATCGGGATGAGGACGGAGAACATGGTGATGTTCCTTTCAGGAACGGTGGCAGTCGGGACTAATCCCCGGTGACGCGCTTGAACCAGTCGGACACGGTTTCGCGTGGCTTGCGGGTGACGGGCGCCTTACTTGCCTTTGGCTTCCTTACCGGAGGGGCGGCGTCCTTACCGTCGACATGCTCAACAGGGTCAGCCGGCTTCACGGAATGGCGTCCGAAGATGAACCCGACGCCACCCGCAAACGCGACTACACCCGGCCATCCCGCGAAGCGATAGGCCATACCGAGCCCCCCGATGACGACAATCCACGGCCACCACGGAAGGATGAGCCAGAACCAGTCCGGCAGCCAGCCGAACAGCACCGAGTTGATGCAGGCGCCGACGTCGAACTTGGAAAAGGCGCTGAAATCGCAGGCGTTCATTTGGGTTGCTCCACCTCTACAGCGGTCTCAACCACGTTCTGGACCACCACGGTTGTAGCTTCGTCCTTCACCACATAGCCGGCAGCCCATGCCGCAACGGGGTACATGGCGCCCCAGAACGATGCGCTGAAAATGCCTGGATAGATGATGTCGAGAAGGGCCTGACCGATGGCGACAACCGCGGCAGCGATAATGGCGGCAGTGAGCTTGTTCGTCGGATTCGGGGTGGGCTGGTTGACGGTCGCCATTTAGTTCACTCCAAAGAGCTTGAGGAGGCCCGCCCCGAGGGCAAGCAGGATTGCGAGGATGGCGCCCCAGAAGCGACCATTGCCGCGCGGGGCCTGCGTCTGGACAGTGGGCGGACCAACGGGCTGAGTGACGATGATCGGAGGCGATGCACCTGCGGTCGCCTGTACGGGCCTCGAGAACAGATCAGCTTCGGCCGCGCGGCGCCTGGTGAGGCCCTTGAGCACCTTTCCCTTCGCCTTGTTCCAGCGAGCAAACTCCGTCGCAGCGTCGACGAACATGCCGGCGTTGACCTTCTTGAGCAGGGTGGACTTGGTGAAGTTGCCTTCGCCCACATTGAAGGTGAACGACACCAGTGCACCGATCTGGTTCTCGTTGATCGCGACACGAACGGCGTTCCGCACAACCGCCTCTACGTCGCGGAGGTCCTTGGCGAGGATTTCGCGGCCCTCGGCTTTGGAGAACACCTTGTCCTTGGAGGTAGCGTAGAATGGCGTCCCCGCTGCGTCGGTATGGCCGTAACACACGGTCCAGATACCCACGGGATCTTGATACCAATGATCTACGAACCCCTCGAACTCGGTAATGAGATCGATGGCCGCTGCGTTGACCGTCATGGAAGTCTCCAGAATGTGGGGATGCGCACTAGCGCCAGATGATGTCGTGGCAACAAAAAACCCCGGCTGGCGGCCGGGGTCGGGTTTCGCTGCAAAGAGATGGTCCGCGGTCCTGGTTTCAGCAGTAATGCGTGTCGCCAGGGTTGGCGAACGGATCGCAGAACTTGCTGCCGGTCGCCGTCAGCGACTTGTTCGACGCGACCTGCTCGCAGTATCCGCCCGGCCGCGAGTACTCAGCAGGAGCGCCGGCGCGACAGAGCTTGCTGATGGAATTGTCGACAGCGAACGCGGCGGGAGACAACCCAACCGTGCCGACGACAAACAGGGTGGAAAGAAGAAGCTTCATGGTGTATTTCTCCCATGGCATCAATTGCCGCATCATCACTAGCATACCTTCTGGCATCACGTCCAGTATCATTCGGGGAACCATGGATCAGGCTTTGAAGGTGCGGGAGAACAGGGCCAGACGCGCGGCCATCAGGCAGGGATTCGAGCTTCAGAAGTCCCCGAGGCGCGACAAGAACGCGCTCGACTACGGGAGATACATGCTTTTCGATGCGGCAAGCGAGGCGCCCGTTTTTGGCCACGACCCACGGCCGTTCTCCGCTACGCTGGAGGAGATCGAGACGCGACTGCGGATAGTCTAGTGCGGCGCATCCGCTTCATCGCCTCTTACCCGCGTTCCGGAAATACCTGGGTGAGAACGTTCGTGTTCGCCTTGCTTCGCGAAACAGGAACCATCCCAGGGGACACGCCATATCGCGAACTTGGCAACTATACGCCGTGGGATACGTCGCGGGCTATATTCAGGCGGGCGACCGGCTTACTCGCAGACGGGATCCCCCCGGCTCGAGCGCTCAGCTTAAGACCTGCCGTTCACCAGTGGATCGCAATGAACTGGCCGTCGCCCCCTATTGTAAAGACCCACTCGATGGTCGGGCTCTTCGATGGCGATCCCTTGTTTGATTTCTCCATCGCTGACAGATCGATATACCTCGTTCGGAACCCGCTCGATGTTATTCCCTCTATGGCGAGGCTGCTGCACATCACTACCGAGCGCGCCGTCGCACTTGCCGCTCAGCCTGGATATCTCCGCCCATCCGTTCAAAGGTCCGCCCCGGAGCTGTGGGGGTCATGGAGTGAAAACGTCCGCAGTTGGGTCGATCTGCCCGGCGTTTTAGTGATCCGGTACGAAGACCTGCTCGCATCCCCCTTGTCCGTCTTTTCGATGATCACAGGGTCAATGGGGTTTGCGGCAAGCCCAGGTCAGATAGAAGCCGCGGTGAAAGAGGCCGATCTGCCCAACATGCGGCATCTGGCGCAGAGCGGGTCCATCACCGTAACGGGCGTTCGCGATGGGCCACCGATAGGATCGGGGTTGGGAGTGCCGCCACAGCGTAAGCTTGCACCAAACCAGATCGAGAGAATTTGCATCGACCACAGCGAGATGATGGCTCGCTTTGGCTACCTTCCAGCAGGCGGGCCTACCTATTCATAAAGCACGTTGACCGACCCGGCATCGAACGTCCCGCCCATCAGGCGAACTGTCGTCAGCTCTGCCGAGGTTGTTTTGCTACCGCCCATTGTTATGACACCGTTCGTTGCGGTGTCTTGGGCGAGAACTGCGGATGCAATCCACGTGTGCGTTGTATTCACTCTTGTGATGGTCACGGTTCCGGTCAGCGTCTCACCGGACGACGACCCGCTTGAACATGGGAACAAAGTGGAAGCGGTTCCCGCCGTTGGCCCGGTGTACCTTGCCGAATAGCCGCTGGTCTCTACGCCTCCGCTGTCGCCCAACTGTATTCCGATTTGCACGGCCGTGCTCATGGACACGCCATTCAGCATGACAAATATGCGCTTAGCCCCAGCGGGAATAGTGAAGTCCTTGGTGGTGCCGGAGGTTGTGGCCTGTTCCGTGAGTAGAGTGGAGCCGCCCGCTGACGCGGAACTGTTCCATGTCGTGCCGTCACTCGTCAGCACATTGCCGCTCGTGCCGGGCGCTACGAAGTTTGGCGTCGACGTACCATTACCCAGGATGACATTGTTGGCCGTGAGGGTCGCTAATCCGGTACCACCCTTGGTAACCGGAACGGTCACAATCGGCGTGCCATCAGCGCGCTGGTAAACCAGCACATGAACGTTGTCGCCACTATCCTGCACAGCGAGCATACGGTCGCCGGCCGCCGTTGTGATGTTCGCGCCGCCCGGCAGGTTCATTGTCGTGGCGTTGTGAGTAATGGTCAGGATGCCATCGAACTCGATCCACACCCCGCGACCGTTGGTGGCGGTCGCAAAGTCAATGTCCGTTATGCCGGTCGTGCCGGTGACATGGAAGAACCCGCCTTCGCCCACCGAAATGGTTCCGGCCGACGCGATATTTGCCCCTTTTTCCCATAAGGCTGCGAGCGCGTCTGGAGTGACTGCCTTGGTGGCATTGGTGCCAGTCAGGACTTCGGTGGTTGAAGCAGTGGCGGTGCCAAACTCACTGTTGTCGATGCCCGTCGCGACCTGCTTCATGATCTCGCGCAAGGCATTGTTAACTGCCGATGGCAGCATCACATTCTCAGCGAGACTGATGCCACCGACATCGGTGTTGTCGTCGGCAATAATCGCCCAATCGCTTACGGTGTCCTTGCTCATCTATGCCGACCTCACCCGTGCCAGACCATGTTGCGCTTGAACATCTCGTCGTTGGTGGCCTTGCGCGGTTTTTTGCTCGACAAGAGGCTGTCGCCGCCGCCTCCGCTACCGCTTGAATGAGGTCCAGCCGCCCAGCTTTCGCCGCCTGGTCCAACCTTGGAGCCGCCCCAGGATGTCGTGCCCTGCCCGGCACTGGCTTGCGCCGTCTGCTGCGCATGGGAATTGGCCGAGGCGTAGGCGTCAGACGGCGACATTCCCTGAGCCCGCAGTTTGTCGATGAGCGTGGTTTGGCCAGCAGCTCGAGCTTGTTCGCCACGCATCTGCGCTTTGAGCTGACCAGCAAGATTCGCTGCTGCGTACTGCCCGGCCGGCCCAAGCCCCTGCTGACGACCGCGCTGCGCCCAATCGGTCAGCCCTACGACCTTGCCGTTCTGGTAGGTGTAGCCGTCCGTACCCTGGGTGATCGGAGCGGCCGGAGGAGTCGGCGTCGATGACCCGTTGCTGCCAGCCCACACGGTTGGCGCGATACCGGCCGGCGGCGGCCCTTGCGGCGCGATTCCGGGTGCCATCTGGCCATTGCCGATCAACGCTCCGCCCATGCCGGGATTGGCGCCCTGCTGGCCGTTGATTGCAGCCATGTCGATGCTGGTCGGCGCCCACGGCGGCCGAGCTCGCGGGAGGGGAACACTGGCCGTCGCCCCATAGTTTTGCACCGTTGGATAGCCGGCCGCCTGCCCTGCGGCGGCGGCGACAGCCGGGTTGGCGCTCCCATTGGAATAGGCTAGCTGTCCGGTCTGCGGGTCGACAGACCACCCGGCCATGGCGGCGAGCTGCGCTGCGGTCAACCCCGAGCCGGGAGATGGGTTGGGGAGCCCTGCCGAGCCTTGCGGCAAACGATCTTGCCCCATGCTGGCCGGCAGACCTCGCCCGAGCATGCCCGCCTGGTAGGACGGCTGGGCCGTAGGGAGCATGCCCTGATAGAACTTGTCCCAATTGATGTCCTGGGAGTTGATGTAGCTGGGATCTGCCATGCGTGGCTCCATAGAAAAAGGCGGCCCGTGGGGACCGCCTTGCGTGGGTGGTGGTGCGCGCCTATGTTTTGGCGGGGCTTGGAGGTGAGATGGGCGAACGCGAAGACAACGAGATACCGAAAGGCCCGGATTGGCTAACCAGCCGGGGTTGGTGGTGGCAGGTCATTACCGTTGCGGTCGGGCTGGTTCTAATCCGCTACTTCACGAACGGCGGGCACTTCTACTGACCCGATAGCGCCCCGCCCCGGATCAGCAGATCGATAGGCCGCTTTGCGCCGGCCAACAGGTTCGGAGCCTGCTTTGCGATAGGCACGCCGGGAGTAGCAGCAGCACCAAGAGCGCGGCGCGCTAGATTGGTAGTCATTGCCTCGCTGCCCTTCTTCGCGGCAGCGCCAATCGCGGGGCCAAGCACCAGCCCGATACCAGGCGCAAGCGAATTGCCGATCATCATGCCGGCAGCGCCGCCAATGCCATTCGTGGCCGTATTAGCGCCGAAGCCGAAGGTGCCGATAAGCTTAAGCAGGTTGGAGCCGGGCGTCCCCTCAACCACGTCGAGGATGGCGCGCTGTTCTGCCTTGGTGAACGTCTTCCACGTCTGCTCGTCCTTGACCAAGGCGCGGAGAGCATTCCGGATACCCTTTTCAGGGCCAGATGCAGCTACCTGACCGGCGTTGATTGCCTTCTCAACGGCCGCAACCTTGCTGGCGCGCGACCATGTCGAGATTCCCATCATGAGGTCGTTTGCTGCCTGTCGCGGATCACCACCGCCAAGAATATCGGATGGCTTCAATGTCTTGATGAAGTCGTCCATCTTGGAAATCACAGACCGGCCGAACGCAGCGTCACGGCCCTGCGGGCTGTCGGCTACACTCCCCGCCAGCTGGCGGATGAGGTGCAGATCCTTCATGTCCACTTTGGTGCCAGTCGCCGTCTCGTCGGCAATTCGCATCAGCGTATTGAGCAGACCTACCGACTGCTGATCGTTGTCGGCATTAATGCGGAACTTGTCTGCGACATGCTTCACGTCCCCGAGGAATCGGAAATAAGCGGTGTCGTTGACCATCAGCGGCTTGCCGCCTGTCGATGCTTCGAACATCTGCGAAGCGGCGCTCTTTAGGTCCGTAGCAGATGGTGCTCCAACAATGGCCTTCTTGGTGAGGTTGCGCTGCGCTCCGGCCGTGAACGCGTCCGCGACCTTGCCACCAACGCCGGAGACAAAATCTCCCGCCAGCGAGCCTCCCACACCGGCAAGAACCGGCAAACCGTAGCCGGTCGCCTCGAGGCCGCTCTTGCCCTTGGTCAGCTGATCGGCAGTGTAGAGGCCTTGCGAGGACAGGCCGGCGTTGACCAGCTTGCCGAGACCCTGCCCCGACATGCCTAGCGCTTCCGCTCCGAGCCTGGTTGCGCCGAGGGCACCAAGACCGCCAACTGTGCCGCCGATTTCACCAGACAACCGGGCCAACGGCGCCTGTTTGGCAAACCCCTCCCGAACGGCTTTTTGGTGCTCAACGTAGTCGGCATAGTTGCCGCCCGTGAGTTGCGCGACAGTGCCGCCCATAGCGTCCGTGAGGTTCTGCAGCCCAGGCACTGAGGCGCTGAGGCCGTTGACCGTCGCCATGGTCGATGACAGCAGATCAGGGCGCGGGGTTGGCGCTGGCTGGCGAGAAGGGAGATCCGCGACCTTACCCTGCAGCTGTGCGCCAGATGGCAAGTCCGGGCCGAGCGAGGCCGCGATCTCGTTTACCGTCGCTTCCTGCTGATCGGGTGGGAGCGACAGAAAGCTGTCGTCCACCTTCACTTTGCGGCCGTTGACGGTCAGCGTAGCCATCAGGGTTCAACGCTCCACTGGACGCCGCTAGAGGTGACATTGCCACTGGTGAGGGCTGCAGGCGGTTGTGCAGCACCGCCAGACGAGAACTGCGTTCCGGCCTTCTGCTGCAGCACGGCATATCCCTGTCGCAACACCTGCTCGAGGTCGGCAAGCGCTGCGTCGAAATCTTCCTGCTTCTGCGCCGTGCTGAGCCGGGCCATGGCCGCCTGGGCCTTTCCGCCTTCTTGCTCAGTGATAGCCCCGGCTCCCTTGAGCGCCTGGTACGCCTGCAGGAAATTCTGCCCGACGACCTGCTCAACGCGCTGCTTGTAGCCATACTTGTCCGTCGCGGGCGCGGTCGGCAGCCACTGCTGCGGAACGCCAAGGACGTTGCCGAAGGTTTCCTCGCGCCCCTTCGTGTCGTTCTTCAGCGCATCGATATTGGCAAGTTCCTGCTCGAGGTTGAGCTTGGCGTTCGGGAGGCTGAACTGCACCCCACCCTGCGCCGTACCGTAGGCCGTCCCCGCCGCTCTGTCGGCATTGACCGCGCCCGGGTCGAAAACCCAATCGGTGGCATTGGCCGGCTCATTGGTGAGCGTGTTGATCATAGAGCCGTCCGACATCGGGGCAAACGGAGCCCATTCCCCAGTCTTGCGGTTGCGCATCGGGATCGGCTGGCCTACGCCAGCTCGTACCGACTGATTGCCGCCTGGCAGTTCACCCGTGAGAACGAACCGCGTCCTGTCGTCGCCCTGCAGGCCATACTGGTCTGCGAGCTGCTGACGAACGGTGGCATTCTCCGCCAAGGCATTCGGCGCGCCATCCTTGGGCTGCATACGCTGCATCGCCGCCTGCCATGCCTCCTGCACGGGCATGCCGGCATCGACCATCTGCGCCAGATCGGGATGATTGGACTGCAGCCAGTTCTTGGTCGCATTGAGCTGCTGTTCGGCAAGCTTGGACGCCTTCAGCTTCTCGGCTTGCTGCAGATCAAGCTGCTTGGCCTGGGGCACCTGCGCCAGTCCAGCCGACAGCCCCGACTGGATATTCTGTCCCTGCCCTAGCCCAGAACCTATGGCGTTGAGTAAGTTCTGGTTCTGGTCGGTCCACTGCGTGAACGGGTTTTCTGCTCCTAACAGAAGGCTCGCGATTCCCATCGTGTTCTCCTAGAGCAGGCTGACGCCAAGGCCCAAAAGTTGCTGCCATAATGGCGTCGTCGGCGTGCTCGTGGTCTGCGTCGTGCCCGCCGAGCTGGCCGCGCCGCTGAGCGTGCCGGTGGCGCGATTGAGGTAGTCCCACACGCCGCTTTCCTTTGCCTTGGCATCGGCATCCATCGATGCGCCGACACTCTGCTGGATCGAGGAGGGAAGCTGGTTCGCGGCGTAGAGCTGCGGCAGCATGTTGGCAGCTTCGGACTGACGCGCCAGGCTGTCGGAGTACTGCTTGTAATCGAGCCCCGCGAGGCTATCGGCCAGACTGCTCGTTGCCGTACCGACATGCGAACCGGAGCCGAACCGGCCCGAGCCCGTGAAGATCGAATTGACATCGGTCAGAGTGTCGTTGGCAAGCTTTGTTCGAAGAGTCGCATAGCCCGGATCATTCTGCCCGATCTCATTGCCCGCTGCCCGGTTGCCGTAGGACTGCAACGCCCCAGCGATGCCGCTCGAATAGCCCGTTGGATTGGCGGCATTGAGGGATGCCTGCCAGCCACCGGTAGTGGTCGAGGATGGGGCAACGTAGGACGTTCCACCGGGCGTGTAGGCGTCGCCAATGCCCTTGGCGAGCTTGTTGACGGTCGCGGTGACCTGCGGACTGGACGAGCCACTGGTCGTCGTCGTCTTGTTGGTGCTGGAACCCATATTACAAGACCTTCCTGAGTGCGTGGCCTTCACCGGCCGGCCACGGCACATAGCCGAGCGGTTCAAGTGCAAATGACCAATCACGGCCCTCGGTGCGCATCTCTGCGCAGCCGGCCGCTTTGGCGATGCGTTCAAGCTTCCTGATTTCGTCGCGCACGGCCTGCAGCCATGCTTTCGGTCCGAGCGCGATAGTCCCGCTCAGGGTGTGGATGAGGCAGATCGTCTGCCCCGCTTCTTCGTATCCCTCAAGCCAGATGACGACCGCAATTCCTGGTCGTTCAACAACCGCAGGGACCAACATTACTTACCGGTTAGCATCGCGCGGAGGCCAGGAGGCACCAGCCTGATCTTGACCGGCCGCCCCGAGCCTTGCGGCGCTACGACATTGCCGATCACGTTTCCGACGCCTAGCAGGCCGTTGTTTTCCATCCCGTAGGCCAGTGCCCCGAGAATGCCGCCGCGCTTGGCTATCGCCTCGTCTGCCTGCGCCTTTGGCGCCCCGAAATCGTATTGGTCAGTGATTTCGACAGTGCCGTCCGGCGCCCGCTTGAATTTCGCCATCCCCAGCGTGAACGCCATGGATGCCGGGAGTTGCGTCAGGGCATTGACGACAGCGCCCGAGCCCTCAGCCCACGGGTCCGCTTCGCCATAGTCGCCATATCCGATATACTGGCGCCCTTCCTTTTCAGCCTTGCGAACCGCCTTCTCCAGAAGTTTCAGTTCGGCCGGCCCGAAGTCCTGCTCCGTGATGGGTCGCTGGTTTCCGAGCAAGGTACTCAGCAGGGTTCTGGCTGCAGGCCCTGGCCCAGCCGCATAGGCGCGATCCATCCCGGCAGCGTCGACTGCCATCGGGTTCGGGATGGGGATCTCATTGTTCGCCATGGTCAGCGGTTCGCAAGCGCACTCGAAGCGAGGTAGGTCACGGTCACGTCGAAATGCCCCGCCGCATCGCTGGACTGCGCCTTGAGCACGTCGCCTTGGTCGAGAACCAGCACTTCATCGATCAGCACCCTTTGGCGCGCTGTCACCGCGAGCACGCTGCGCAGGTAGTAGTTGATCGCGCTTTTTAGGCGGTAGATTGCCAGGGTCGGCGTGCCGCCATTGTTCTCCGTCGCCGCGATGGCAACGATCGTGGTGCGTTTCGCCGCGGTGAAGATGGTCGTAGCCGTGTTGTCGGTCAGTCGCGTCCATTCGGTCTGCGGCTGGCCATTGACGAGAACGCTCACCGCACGCCCCCGCCTGCGCTCTGGACGTGATCAACGCCGCGCGCATAGGTCCATGTCGACGACGCCGCGATCTGGCGGCGAAAGGCCACGTTCTTGCCCCTGCCCCGCAACGGAGCCCGTCCACTCGAGACCTTGGCCGCCCCGGTCTTCCACGTGATGGAATCTGCGGGCTCGTCCTTCACTCCCAATTCCAGCGTTCCAGCACTCGCATCATCGACCGGAGTGGCCCATGCGATCAGCGTCGTTACCGGGCTATTGGTGGTCGACGTGGTCAGGACAGCAGCCTGGTTGCTGCCTGAGAACGTGCCGAATTTGGCTGATGCATCCAGCGCCCCGAACAGGGGTTGTCCGCCTTGGAACGCGCGGCTATCCAGCGGAACGTCGATGCTGTCGAGCACGCCGTAACTATCCATGCTATCGAGAGTGACACCTGGCGTGGCTATGTCGGCAAGGTACGTCGTCTGCACAGAGTTGGTGACCCAGCGATCCCACTGCCACGAATAGCCGATCATCCGGTCAAAGATCACGTCCGATGATGCGCCCTGCGCCTTGAAGCGCCACCAGATCATCTTGGTATAGGGATCGACCTGCCCCTGCACGAGGCTCAAATCCGACTGGTCGACATTGCTGAAGAACCACTCGTCAACCTTACCCGCCCCAATGGTCTTGACCCCACCACTCAGCGTGAATTGCCGGAAGCCGTCCGTTGCCAGCCAGTAGATTGCCCCATCATAGGACACACAGGATCGCTGCCCAACCGACCCCAGCTCGCTCGATACGGTGCGCAGCGAGTAGAGCGCGCCCCCACCGGCATTGCCAAACTGGATAAGCCGAACCGCCCGTTCCTGCAGGATCAGCGCAGCACCGTCCTTAAGGTCAGCGCCGTAGATCAGCGCACCGCCCTCCTCAAGCGGCTGATAGTCCGCCGCGCCCGTGGTCCAGTTGGTGAAGCTGTTGAAGTCGGAATTGCGAATGAGCCGATTGTTGCGAACGCTGGTATCGTCGAGGCAATCGAGCCCGAAAATCATGTTGGCGCAGGTGAAGATGAAGCGCGGATCACCCGCCGCGGCGATAGCCGAGAACCCTGCCGGCGTCTCGACATTGTAGCTCTGCAACCCATCCGTGGTATCGGTGAGCAGCAAGTATGACCCGAAGTGGATGGCGGAGACATCATCCCCGGCAGTGACGTTTAGCCCTGCAGTTAGCGCCGTCCAGCCATAAGTCGCGTCCATGATATAGGCTTCGGTCGCAGTGAAGGCGTAGACCTGCCAAGCGCCGTCGTTCTTCACCAGCGAGATCATACCGCGCGGGTCAGCCGGTAGCGCCGCCGCACTCACAGAGACATTCAGACCGGGTGCTGGCCCATAGCCGATACGCTGCGGCAGAACCCCATCGGCTACGACGCAGATGCCGGGCTCCAATTCGCCAGCATCGGGAGCCAGTTCGCCGAATGGGATCATGGTGTGGCGCCCCGCATGGTCATGCCAGACCGCCCATAGGCTCCGACCGTCGATTGCATCCCCAGATCGCTCAGAGTCTGCAGCGCCTGCTGTTTCAGGACGGACGCGCCTTGGAAGTCCTCGAACTTGGCCTTTGCCATGCTGAGGCACATCGACAGGTAAGCCTGAGGCGCGTTGGTGATCAGCCAGTTTGTGGTATTCGACCCGGACAGCCCCGTCAGGGTGCCATCGTAGACGAACGTCGCGTCGCCGGTATAAAGCGGCGCCGAATAGACGCTTGACCCGCTGATCGCAACGATGGCCGGGGAACTGCCCGTTGTGCCGGTCGCATTGACGGCGTTGACCGTGCCGATGTCGCGAAACGGAATGTCGCCGTAGGTCTCATGGGTTAGCGAGATCGGGCGGATAAAGCCGGTCGGCAGTGCTGCCACGCCGGCCGCGAACGTCAGCGTTGCTGTGGTTTCCTTGGCGTAGTTCGGACCGAAGTAAATGCGGAACTCGCTTTCCGCCAGCCCGATCAGCTCGTCGGTGTCATGCGTCCGCTCGTCCCAGGTATTGATGGCTGCTGAAAGGGTCGCGTAGTCGGTGATCGCCGCCATCAGACGTTGCCCCTGCTTGTCCGGAACTTGGCGTTATCGCTATCGTTCAGCACTTTGGAGATGTACCGGCGGTCGCCCATATCAACGGCGACGTCCAACCCGGTTTTTTCGATCATCGTCAGCGGTATCGACGCGGCACGGTTCCATTCGCCGAACCGCATGCCATGCGTGGCCTTCTCGGCTTCTGCATTGGCCTCGAGGATAGCATCGACTTCCTGCTCGACATGCGCGCCGCGCAGCTCGCCCCGCTCATTGAAGACCAGCCAGACCGTGCGGCCGATCTCGGGGTCATAGTCGAAGAAGACGCGGTGATCGGCCATGCTGGTCAGGCCGGCTTCTTGCCGGGACGAGCCACGCCCGCTTCGTACCACTTTTCGGCAATCTCCTCCGTCACGTCGATGGTTTCGCCTGCGTTGTGGCGTTCGTCGGCTACGGGCCAGGCATCGCGCAGCAGGAATACCGGAACCTTGCGAGCTGCCTCGAATGCAGCTTTGTCTGCTTCGGCTGCCGCTTCCTGCGCCTCGAGCACCTTGACGGCCAGCGTATCGGTGTCCCACTCGGGATCGATCGCCAGATCCAGCGCCTTCGCCTGGTCCTTGAGCACCTGACTGGCCTCAACCAGATCGCGGGCGGCCTTTTCTTCGTCAGTCATCGGCGGCTTGGGATTCGGGATACCCTTTGGCATCTGGATTTCCTTTGTGATTTCAATGGAAAGGGCAGAGATTTCTCCCCGCCCCAGCGATTACGCGACAGTATCGGAGAACGGCGTTGCCTCGGTACCAGACGCGGTGGTGAAGCCGCGGACGCCCCACATAGTGGCGGAGCAGTCGGTGAACTCGATCCAGTTGCCGATGTCCTTGCCGCCTGTGGTCGTGCCGTTGAGGGTGATCGTGTCATCGGTTGCACCCGCAACCCACGTGCGCGCGGCATCCGTCGCGGAGTCAGTCGCGGACTGGGCGACGATCATGCCCTTGAACAGCATCGTGCCGGCCGAGGCCTTGATCAGGTAGTTGGAGGTGTTCACCACCGACACCAGGAAGGTGTACTTGTTGCCCGACCCAGTTGCGGCCGGAAGGGTGAACGTTAGCGCCGCACCGGATGCGCCCATGAGGAGCGGGCGGTTGGCGTGCGCGGCGGCGGTTAGCACGGTCGTGGCGGTCAGCGAGACCGGTGCGATGGCGAGAGCGGCGCTTGCCTGCGTGTAGCCCACCAGAGCACCTGAGGTGTCATAGACGGGATAACGGTCGTCACCGGCAGGGATGCCGATATCTGTCGCCTGGGTGGCGATGGCATAGGCGAGCTTGTTCAGCACGCGGGAATTGGAAAGACCAGCTTCAGCGGTCATGTTGAGAATCCTTCAGTTTGGCCGGGAGCGCCATATGAAAAGGGCGGACCGTGAGGCCCGCCCTGGTTGTTCGGTCTGGTCAGCTGCTTAGCTGAACGGCGTTGCCTCAGTGCCGGTGCAGATGAGGTTGCCTTCCAGCATCCACTTGCCCGAGATGGCATCGGTAAGGCGCAGCATCGACCCGATGACGCCACCGGTGGTGGAACCGTTCATCGTGATCGTTGCCGTGGTCGACGCCGCCGGCATGGTCGTACCGGCAATGTCCGTGGTGAGCCCCACAGCCCCGATGATCACATCCGAGCCCGCGCGCACGACGGTGTGCGACCCGGATGAAACCGTCGAGACGAAGTACAGGGTGTACACATCGCCAGTGCCGGTTGCGGCCGGCAGCGTGATGGCGCGACCGGTCGTGCTGTTGACGTTGACGATCGCATTCGCGTGGACGTTGCGGGAGAGCGTCGTGGCCGCCGTGATGGTGATCGGCTTGAGAGATGGCATTGTCCTGACTCCTTAGGTCGAAGCCGTGAGGCCGAAGACGTCGGCAATCACGCCGATGCCCTTCTCGTTGACGACCTTCAGAGTGCCCTCCGCGAGGAGAACGCCCTTTTCAGCGTCACCGGTCTTGGCAACTTCGACTTCCTGGATGGGACGCAGCGACAGCCACTTGACCATATCGGGGTCGAGCAGATGCACACGGCGCGAGGTGGCCGAGGTCGACATCACCCGGTTCGGAACGACCTTCACGGCGCCCAGCGGGCCCTCGTAAATGTCGGCAGTACCAATGATGGTGTTGGTGCCGCGGCCGGCGGCATACTTGAACTCAGCGACATTGGCATCCGACATGAAGGTGGCGAACACGCCCTTGTTGTAAGGCGAGGTCACCACGGTCGTGACGTTTCCGCCCTGCGTATAGATCGACTGCAGGACAGTGTCGGTGAGCGACTTGGTCCACGCACGCTGCGTGCCGGTGGTTTCCGCCACGGTGTCTGCCGTCACGAAGCCGCCGGACGAGCCGGTGGCGCCACGGGAGACGTTGGTGGAGTACCAGGACGGCAGGCTGCCGAGGGTGCGGGGGTCGGTGTTGCTGGACGCGGTATTCGACACGATGGCGAATTCGATGTCCTTGCGCAGAGCCTTGCCCTTCTTCATCAGCTCATGGGCGCGCTTTTCGACGTTGCCAGCGTTGCTGACTGCCTGCTGCGTGCCGGAGAAGATGAAGGTCTTGGTGAAGATCTGCGTGCGCGCACCGACGCGGGTCGGCGCCGTCACGGCGTCGAAGTTGAACTCGTTGCCTTCCGGCTGCGCGTTTGCGCCGGGGGTATCGAGGTCTTCCGTCTCCCACTCTGGGTGCTTGGACTCGGCTTTCTCTTTGCCGGCCATGGTGTAGATCGGCGTATCGGTGGGCGTGATCATGGACACAAAGTTGTCCAGCTCTTCCCGGTTACCGACTGCCGCCGTGGTCAACACGGTATTGGCAATGGTTGCCATTGGAGGCTATCCTTTTCTGGATGCGAGGAGGTAAGCCCGAGCGGCGTCATCGACGCTGCCGGACTGCTTGAGGCGGTCCATCGCAACAGTTGCCGAGCGTGCCCGCTGGTCCCCGGAGGAAAGGCGCTTGCCGCTCTTTTGAACGGGTGGGCGGCCTTCGACCTTCGACTGCATCTTGGGTTTGCTGGCTTGCAGCTTTCGCCACGCAATGGCATCTCGCATGACGAGCGCATTGCGGTGATCCATCGCCAAAGCCTCTCCCATCTCCTCGACGGTGAAGCCGTATTCGGGACCATGGGTCTTCAGGTCCTTCACGAAGCTACTCAGGCGTGTTTCGTCCTTGAGTGCTGGCGCTTTGGTGGTCAGAGCCTCCCACTCCCTATTCTCGCGCTCCCGTTTCGCCTGCCTGGCTTCCTCGGCCCACCGCTGCTGTGCGGCGGTTTGTTCGTTGGCGAGGTAGTAGCTGTGACGCTGCCAGGCATCGAAGTTCGCCTTCTGCGTCGTGTAGGCATAGGGATCGGTCTGTGCGAGCTGGGGGTCAGGCTCCTGCGGCATGATGGATTGGATCAGCTGCGAGACGTAGTCGCGCTGCTGGGCGAGGTACTGCTCCTGTTGCTTGATCAGCGAAGATTGGCTTTCGACCGAGCGCCGCTGCTCAGCCACTTCCATTGTCTTCTGCCGGTAGTCTCGGTCGCGAAGGTTGCCCTGGATGAGGTCGTTGACGCTGGCCACGCTGCCATCAGGGAGGCGGACTTTGCCGTTTGCGGCTACAAACCGCCCCTGGTCGCTGTCTGGCTCGTCTTCGTTCTCATCGTCGTCAGCTTGACCATCGTCGTCCGCTGGGTCGCCTTCTTCCTCGCCGTCGCCTTCCGGCTCGAGCTGGTCGTCGGTCGCGGTGCCCATATCGAGGTCGTCCTCGTCAGCTTGGCCATCGCTGGCTGCTTCAGGGGTCGTTGCCTTGACAAAGGCCTTCGCGGCTTCGTCCATAGACAAGCCGCCGTCACCCGTTGAGGTGTCGTTCTCCGTGCTCATTCAGTTGCTCTTGGGGTTGTGCGGTTGCTCTGAGGCTTGACCGCGAAGATGGGCTTAAGCGAGCCCGGAAGGCTTCTTGGGAGCATTGCCGGCCACTAGCAGCCGTACTCGCTCCCGAATGGTGTACACAGCGCGGGCCATCGCCTGATGGTCGCGGATCTGCTCGATTTTGTCGGCTGGCGTCGCGACCAAGCCGTCACGCGCCGCGGTGTCGATTTCCGACAGGATAAGGGCCAGCGCTTCGTTCTCTGAGAGGCGAAGAGCTTCGGCGTGGACTTGATCAGCGGTCAATTGTCACCCTCACAGATGCGGGGTTTAGTTCAGCACCACGCCAGCCAGGCCCATTGTGGTCAGCGGGAAGATGCCGGCTTCAAATCCGGTCGCCTTCGCGTGCGCCAGATTTGGGAGAATAAAGTTGATCTGCGCGATCAGCGAGGTCACGCCGGACGCCACCGTGTAGGTGTAGGCAAATTCCTGGTCGAGTGCCGCGGTGTTGATGCCGGCGGAGATCGCAGCGCCGCTGTTGCCGTTCGAGAGCAGGAGGTTGGCCTTTGCCGTCTTGTTGACCACGGTCAGCCCCTCCCAGTCCTCGGCCAGCGGGTCGACGCGCAACTTGAGAACTGCAAGGATTTTATCCCCTACAGAGAAGCCGGAATTGGCGTAATGCGCGCGGCGCCAGCTCGTGTCAGCCGCTGCGGTTAGGTCAAACTCATAGCCCTGCCCGGCAAGAACGAAGCCATCACCGGGCGCGGCGACCTTGGACAACGTAGGAGCCGTTCCCGTCGGAGTAGGAGTGCCTGCCACCCACCCCGTTGGGCTCCCTCCGCCTAACGCTCCCGTCATCAGACCGTTGATGAGATTGTAGGCGCTCCACTGCTGCACCAGCGACTGTGTTACCGGCCGCATGCTCGACTTGATCGCCGCGCCCTCGACGCGGGCGATCTTGGTGTGGCCCTTGTCGTTGGGGTGGATGCCATCGACGTTTACGCAATCGGCCGGAAGATAACCGCTCACCTGCGTGGCTGCCCATGCATCAGCAAGGGCGAACCCGAGCGCTGCAGCATTCGCCACCAGCCAGTCGCGCTGCGCGCTCAGGCGATCTCGCTCAGACGTCCCTTGGCTCGATGCCTTGGGGATCGCGGCAGTGACGACCGGTTTGATACGCCGGCTTAGACAGCCATAAACGAAGGCCGTGACTGCCGTCTGGAAGGCGGCGATATCAGCATCGGCATTTGTGCCGGCCTGCAGCACTGCGACGGTCGGGCGGTCTGCATCGACGTGGGAGAGGAAGTTGGCGACGATCGTTGTCGCGTTCTGGCCCTCCTGGTCGCGCACCAACAGTAGCGACGGCGGATGGTGCAGCGTGCCGGCGTATTGCAGCGACTGCCACGGGTGGCCATAGAAGATGTTCGTGGCCCCGGACGGGGAGCCCATGCTGTCGGTGTAGTACACGACCTTGCGGTTCTGGGGAAACCACGAGGGATACCCCGCGCCCTGAGATAGGGTGAGCAGCACCTTCGCGCTCTTGTGCATTACGCGGGAATACCCGTCAGCCGGACCTGCACGTCAGATGTGCTAGTCAGCGTCACGCCCGTGCCATCGATCAGCAATCCGTAGAGAATGTCCGACCCGCCGCCCGGCACAACCACGAGATTGATGCCGCCGCTCGAGTACTCGTTTGGCGTACCGTGATCGTAGAGCGTCGACACCGGAATGGTCTTGCGCACTTTGAATGTATCGGCTGCATTGAGCGAATAGGCTGCGTTATCGGTCTTGGTTGTCGCTGTCGGATCTGCGGTGAGCAGCACGAAGTTGAGGGCCGGCGTGACCGCTGCTTTGATCATCACCGAGACTTCATTGACGATCACAGCCGCACCATTGCCAACCCCAGTAGGGAAGGACAGCAGTGCGCCCATGATATCGCCAGCCGAATAGGCGCCGTTCGTCACGGTCGGCGTGACCGTTACGTCAAATCCTGCCATCTATGTTCTCCTAGCCCGCGGGCTTGCCGCTCGGTTGCGGCTGCGGCTTCATCGAAGCAATGTGCGCGCTATTGGCCATCTTCTCGCGCTCGAGCTGCCGGTTCTGTTCGGCGTCCCACGTTTTCCACGCTAGTTCTCGTTCCTGCTTCTGCAGTTCGAGGGCGGCGTTGACGTTTGCGATATCGATGGCGTTCTGGCGGTCGGCGGCTTTGGTCTGTAGATCCGCCTCAAGCTCCGCCTGGTTCTTTACGACCGCACCTTGGGCGTCGATCTGCGCCTGCTGCACGGCCAGCCGGTTCTTTTCAGCTTCCACCTGCAACGCGGTCTGGCCCTTGACCTGTTCCAGTTGCGCGGCGACCTGGCCCTGAGCCTGTATCTCTTCTATCTTTGGGTTCGGCGGCGGAGGCTGGTTGGCCTTTTCCTTCAGCGCCTTCACGATCTCTTCGGCGTTGTCCGGGTAGAACTCGTCCGGATTGCGCAGACCCGCGCTCTCCGCGATCTTGGTCATGGTGCGGATGACCTTGGGCAACATTTCGATAGCCTGCTCAGTGGCGCCTGCCTGCATGAAGCGGTCCGCCAGCCCTAGCTGGTTCACCAGCACCTGCTGCAGCATCACCATGTCACGGTCGCGCGAGCCGGTGCCCAGACCAACGTTGATCGTCACATCCATATCCGCGTTCCAGTAGCGCGGATCGATGGTGATGAACTCGTCACCGCGGAGGCGGATGGAACGCGGTGTGTCTTGGTGCTTCACCATGAGCTTCAGGAGCTTGCGGAAGACCAGCTTCCAGCCCTTGGCCATGTTGCGCGCCGCAAGTTCTACCTGCGAGTAAGCGGCGTCCTTGTTGTTCTGGTTGGCGGTCGCTGACTGGTTGTTGAGCGCCTCTGGATCCAGCGCCATCGACTGCCGGCCGACGCCGGTACGGCGCTGCACGACTTCGTCCTGATAGGCCATCCCTTCAAAGGCATGGTTGGCTACGAACGGGATGGGCAGCGGGGTGATCTCGGCAGCCCCGTCCCCGAATACGGTGCCGTTGAAGCTTGGGTTGTACAACTCCTCGGGATTCTTGATGTTGCCTTTGGCGAACCGCTGCGGGTTGTTGGTGGCGTAGATGTTGTTCAGCGCCTGCCGCTCGAGGACCGTCTTGATGTCCTGCACGTCGATGGTCTTGTCGGCTACCGACCGCCCCTCAAACCGATGGGGGATCGGCTCATACTGAATCAGGTCGAATGGGGTTTCGTCCTCCCACACTTCCCAATCCAGCATGACCGACCCGTCAGGCCCGCCCATGTAGGCTCGGATTGTCTCAGCAACATCGTCGCCATCGACATCGAGCACGGCGTAGACCTCGTGAAGGTCAACCTGCTCCGTCGACGTGTCGAGGCTTTGGTCCTCTAGATACCGGGTGCGGGCAACATCCTCGCCGCTGGTGCGGACGTTGGAACCCACCGGGATGGTCTTCACCTTCTCCCGGTCAAAGCCCATTTCAATCAGTTCGGAGCGAGTCTTCTGCTCGACGTGGCTCTGGAACAGGGCATCGTACGGGGACTTTGCCGAGGCGTTCTTGCGGTAGTGGCCGCGAGGTACAGCCTCAATGACAAACCGGCCCTTGGCCTTCTGCCGCTTGATCTTGCAGTCGTAGACCGTAATGGGGACCTGCTGCCCAGTCTCTGGATCGTCAATGACAACCTGGCGCTCCGACGATGCCAGCACTTCCGGCTCTTCGCCGTCCTCATTGGCCTGCAGCAATAGTGCTCGCTGGTCTTCGGTCAGCCCTGAATGGAACGACACCGCAAACTGCGGGGTATCATCCCAATAGGTCTTCACGATGCCATCGGAGAACAGAAGCGCTTCCCAAGATGCATCGTAGCATACGCCTTCGCCGTCATTGTCCTTCCAGAAGACGTGGTTCAGCCCCTCGGTCACCTGCTGGGCGTAATGTACGTCGTTCTCCTCGACCGGCTCCGCCTCGGCAAACTTGTCGGATGTGAGCATGGTCCGCATGAGCTGCGGCATGATCCAGCCCATCGTGTCGGCAACGTCGCGGCTGACAACCTTGGAGCGGTTGGTTTCGGGCGGAACATAGGCATCCATGCGGCCGAAGAAGTAATCAAGCGCCTTGGCCCGGCTGCCCTCCTGCTCGTCGGAGCTGTCGTGCGTGTTGGCCTGCCCGACCTGCTGCGACAGGATGGCGCCAATCTCTTCGTCGGAGAGCGCTTCAGCCATCTACACCACCCAAGCTGGTTTGGCCGGCGCCTTGAACGGCCGCGGCTTGGTCTCTGCGAAGCGCAGCATCATCAATGCATATCGGGAGGCGCTGATCACGTCGTCGCGCTCCTTCACGATCTTGCCGTCCTTGCGGTGGTACAGGCGCCGCTCTTCCAGCCAGTCGGTGCAGGTGCTGAACACCTTCCAGCGGCCGGTCAGCATGCGGTCCAGCATCTCGGCAATGCCTGCCTCGACACCAATGCCGCCTTCTTCCCACTCGGCATTCTCTGGCAGCATGTTCAGGCCTTGGGCCTTGTACTGCCCCGCCAACTGCTCACCCGAGCCCTTGTCGTGCTGGAAACCATCGTGAGGCCATGAACACGGTATCCAATCACCCCACGGCTTGATCGATGCCGCATGAATGATCGGCGTCGTCTGCCGGCTGCGATAGGTCTTCGTCACGTAGACGATATCGGCGTCTCTGTCCCACGCCAGATTGGCCGCGCCGAACGGATGGTCGTAACCGAAGTCGAGCCCGTTAATTTGTGGCCAGATGTCCGGGATGGCAATCGGCTGGATAACGATCTCTTCCTCGAGCACGGGGAAGATCAGTCCTGAGCCCAGTGTCGGGATGCCTTTGGCTCGAGCCTCTCGCTCATGCGCCGGATAGCTGGCAATGATCTTGGCGCGCTCCTCGGGGGAGTAGTGTTCCGCGTCATCGATCGTCATCTTGGTAACGTGGCGGTACTCAGCGCCGGGATCGTCACCTGCTGGCATGATGAACCTGCAAACCACCGTGGACATGCCGAGCAGCGGGGTAAATGTCTGCATGGCGAATTGGCCGCGCTGACCATTGTTGGTTCGCGTCAGGCCTTCGCTGTAAATGTCTTCGGGCGGCTCTTCATCGAACCATACGCCGTCGACTGTCGGGCCCTGCCATTTCTCGCGGCCCTTCTCGTAGGCCTTGAAGGCGACAACACTCTCGCCTGCCTGGACGTCGCCACCGCCGCCCCACCGAACCACCACGCTGTCGAGCAGGTTGGGAACACCCATCGCTCTGGTGCGATCACGGATGCATTCGAGCGGCACGAACCCTGTGCCCCATTCTTCTTCTTTGGCTGCCGGGCCTATCAGGATGCGCTGCGGGTTGTCGCGAGTGCTTTCACCCGTCACCGACCCGGCCCACAACAGTGGCGCCCTGTTGAACGTTGCGCCTGGCCAGTTGTCGGGATAGCGCCCCGTGAGGTGCATCGCCCACTCAGCACCACCGGCTACAGTCTTGCCGAGCTGGTTGCCCGCCATGAACAGCCGCTCGCTGAACGTCCGCCCTGCGGCATGGAACTCGAGCTGCTTGGCGTATGGCGCGTAGAACCTGAGACGGTTAGTGCTTTGTCTCTTCGCCTGGATCGATGCCAGCCGCTTCTCTATCGCCTGTAGCTGCTCGGACGGTAGCGAGTAGATCTGCGATCTCGTCGTCGCTGTAATCATCAAGCGCCTTCGTCACATCGGCGGTCATCGTCACCGGCTTGCCGTAGCCACGGTCCAACAGCTTCTCAGCCGCGGTGATCCTGATGCGCTCGTCGTCGCTCTCAAGGCCTGCAGCGAGGACTTCGATTGCCTTGTCCGTGTGCTCGCGGGCCTTGGCTGCAATGCCT